GTCCTATTGTAACTATGATTATGATTACCATCGGTGGAACAGCTTGCGCCATGACTATGCTCCGCCAGTTCATCGACAGAGAGTGGGTGCTTCACTTCGCCCCCGGTATCCCCCAGGGTGTAAGTGTATTTCGTCCCATTTTCCCAGTAGTCCCCGGCCCCCACGGCAACCTGGCCTTTCTGCGTTACAATCCAGGTAGTGCCAGGGAATACAGTGTTCGGGTCAGTGCTGTTTTCAAACTCCACGACAATCCCGACAGGATAAATCAAGTCGTACAGCTCCAACGGGCTGTGCCCAGCCTTTTCCCATCCTCCGGTAGCGGAAAGAAATTTTTTCCCGTCCCCGGATTTGGGGGCAGGTACGAAACCCCTCACCCCGGAAGAAGCATCAGAGCAACCCTTAAAGTCGCTGTGGGCTTCTGGGTCGGTGAGATGATACTCAAAATCTTCTTCCCGGGCATAGGTGTCAGATTTGATTTCTACCCCCACGGAAGAAGCATTGCCAACGGACGTGTAAATGGCGAATTCCTGCACATCCATCTTGTACGTCTTATCTGGAATCCATTCTCCATGCTTGGCATCCACGGCATAGGCGTACCCGTAGAACGTTTCCTCGCCTTTATAGCCTCCCCACCCGGAGTCGGTGTAAGAATCGCTGGAAACTTTGGCATATATCCCGATTTCCGTGGCACTGAACCCTGCCCCTTCTGCAATTCCGTCGTTGGAATACGCAAAATACAGCACATTCCGTGCCTCGGACACATCAGCGTTTACCACCTCGGCCACCCTTGTGATTGGGGCGGTCATTTTTTTGGAGATGATTTCTGTACGGGTACTCCCGTCAGAAATCCCATCTCCAATTTCGCATTTTGTGAAAACGAGGGGCTTGCTCATAGATGCAGACAGCTCGATGAGGTGCATCCCGGCTTCCCCGATTTTCACATTGGAAAACTCGCTCATTGATTCACTCCTTTCTTTATTTCACAGCTTTGCCGTACATGCTCAAATCCTGCTTGAGGGGCATGTACAGCACGGTATCTTCCTCCACCGGCAGTTCATCCAGCTTGCTGTCGGCGGCTATCTTTTCAGCGGTGTGGACGGTGGACGAAAAACGGAAATTTTTGATGCAGCCGTTGAAACCATTTAATTTGTCACATCCAAATAGCACTTCGCGAATGGTTTTCGGACGAGGTTCTAGCTTTATGGCAAAATTTTTTGTCGTTTGGACGCCGTTTTTGTACAAAGACAAGACGCCCTCTTTCCAAGTGACAGCCATTTTATAAACGGTGTTTAACGTTAAATCCATACGGTTTAAATAACCGTAACCTTCTATTCTACAACATATTTGTGCTTCATGAGCACCTTCTGCGACATTATTGATTTCCATTTTGAAACAATTTCTATATTTGTTTCCTGCATAGTTCTCGAAGTTGAAAATCGGAGTCCATTCCTCGTTTTTAAATTCTCGCACGAATTTAATCTCGTATTCCGCCGTCCATTCCGGTTTGTTCACAACCCATTCTGCGATTCTCAATTGTTCAAAATCTTTTCCACCGCTTTCTTCTTGAGTAAGCAGTAACATATTGTCCATGAACCGTGGCTCATTGACTTGATATGTCCGCCCCCCCAGGACAGCCGTAGAAGCACGGGTGAAGGTGGCAGGGGAACCGACTTTTTGCCGGATATTTCCATCAGCATCAACATAAAACAGGTCGTCAAAGTCCCCGATTTGGGATGTGGGGAATGGGCTAACTTCCTGCCCATGCCGCACCATCACGGGTGACGGTTTCAAGCCATTCAGGGTGATTTCGATGTTGTCTGATTTATCAACCTCGTGGATGCCTCTGGCCACGTTGAAGCTGACCGACTTTCTCTCGACCTTATCCCCGACCAGCCTCCCGACTTCCGACTTGCAGTGTTTTCGGACGACAGCTCCGGTGTAGATGGGGCTGTAAACGGGCACGGTTCTGGCCGCCTGGATGGTCATGTTAGCCGGGATGATAAGACGGGCATACCTTCTAATCTCGTTTATCCTTTCGGTCATATCATCGGCCAGGTTCAGCACGACAGTATAACTGTCGGGGTGCACACCCAGGGTAACGGCTCCCTTGTGATACATGCCATCGGTCAGCACCTCGAAGGATTTTTCGGTATATGGCGTGGTGCCGTTGACCATTAAAAAGATGGCGGCTCGGCGGTCAAAGATGGACGCCCCTTCCGAGGGATAAATGCCCAGCATCTTTTCCCACCTCTCAACCCCGGCAATGTCGGTGTTGAAGATGAAGGTGTTGGCGAACCATCTCCAAATCTGGCCATACAGGGTATTGAACTCCTGGTTTTCGGCTTGGCAGATTGCCAGGATTTCCTTGGCATTTTTCAGCACCCAGGGGGTGTATTTTTCCAATCGCACATTTCGGGTTATCTTTTGCATCATGCGCCCCCAGAAACATCAGTGATTTTGCCGATAGTGGCCAGCGCATTGTTGGCCAGCTCCACGTTTTCCTCGGTCCCATTCAGCGTCGTGTGGCTAATATCGGCCACATACGGACGGGCCAACAGTCGGCTTTCAATCTGACTGATACGGATAACGATGCCTCGATTCTCGTACCGGCTTGTAGTCACCACTTCGGTATCCTGCCAGCCCTTGTTCAGCTCGTCGAAATAAGCCTGAATGGTTGCTGTAATATCAGCAAGGCAAGTGGAAAAACTATCCGTCCCCAGAAATTTTATGTTCAGTCCGATGTTGACTGCACTCTGGGCGGCGGCTTCAACGGTCACACGATGCCCGATAGGGGCAATGCCAACACCCTGCTGGTGATATGGGACCGGGTCCAGGGCTTCCTGTACTTCGCTCACGAACTCGGTTTCCGGTGGCTTATACTCGCTTGTCATAAACACAACTTTCACCGTTCCTCCACCGTCCCATACAGGGTAGACCTTCACACCACCAACCCCTTTGATGGCGTTCACCTTTTCCTGGTAGTCAGCGATATTCCCACCGTATGCCTGTGTTTGGAAGCTTTCCAGATACCTTTTTCGAAAGGCTTCTGTTTCTTCTTCATCTTCCCCAGGGACGATAACATTCACGATTTTGGCGGACTGTAGTCCAGCCACATAGTCAATTGGGATTGCCCTGCCGCTGACCTTGTTTCCTTCAGTACCGGATTTTTCGCATTGGGCCATATACTGATTGCCCCCGGCAGTCAGCCTTTTGGTGACGACGTAGTTTAGCTCGTCCACGGAATAGCGGCTCCCGACAGGAAGCACTACCGTAGCCGGTGTGGCCTCGATGGTCACATAAGCATAGGTAGCCTCGTAGGGTTCCAGGCCCCGTTCTTTAGCCCGCTCAATCAAATGTTCCCTGTCGGCAGTATCTCCGAACGTGTTCGTCATGAAGTAGTCCAGGGCCGCATACATGAGCATGAATTCAATGGCTGCCGGTTTTGTGGCATCAAAGGCGATGGAGCCTTCTCGCTTATCAATCTCTTTGGACATGACCGAAAGCATCCGTTTTTCGATTACGTCCTCAGTTTGTCCCTCATACATTGGCGATTCTCACCTCTTTCTGGGCTTGCAGATTCCCGTAGATGGTAATCACGGTGAACTTTGCCAGGACGCTTCCGCCTTTGTCATAGCTAAGGTCGAAATTGGTTACATCGGTGATGCGATCATCCTGGGTCAGTGCTTCCTTGATTCTTCTAGGGATTTCCGGCAAAACGAAAGGGATGGGCTTGCCGAAAAGGTCGGCCAGCTCCACCCCATAATTCCAACTGTAGATGATGTACTGATACCGCTCGGTATTCAGCACTTTGTAAACTGCCTGTTCAATGGATTCCAGGTTCCCTGTGACAGTTCCGCTGATGCGATCGTCATCAATCATCATCCGATACGTCTTGTTCGGGTATACCTCAGTCGTCTTGATGGCCACAGCCCCAACAGGCCGGGCCGGGTCCACAGGTAAAAGGCTCATTCACTCACCCCCACTGACCACTGATGTTGGCGTGCATCCCATACCTGGACACCACCAGATATTGCTGTGCCCCGGCCTGCCGGAGCAGTATCACGACTTCCCCCACACTCAGTCCGTTGTGTACGGTGATGGTCTTCCGCCCCACATAAGCATGGTTGTGGGAAGCGTACTGGGCTTCACCACTGCCCCCTGCCGCATTTTCGGTCTTGTGGTTGACGCTGATGTCCACCTGGTAATCCCTCACCATGTCGGTGAGGATGAGGAAATCAGAAGTAATCACATCTTTACTGCTGATTCTCACTGATAAGGGGGAAACGCTTTCAACGGTCCCCAGGATATAGTCACACGGCTTCATATCTCCCACGTTTTGGGCGATCATTTCCTGCATGACTTGATAGAGCTTAGCGTTCATTCAATCACCTCTCAGAAACGGGATGTCTTTATGATTTTGGTCGGCTGCATCCCGTCCATATCCCAGTAGTTGCTACCATTGACCACCATATCCCGGCTGGAAGAGTTGCCCACATAACCGCCATTGCCATCATAGATAACCACATGTTCGTTGTTGTCGTAGACGATTACGTCCCCTTCCTCTAGCTGGTTAGCGTTGAAAGGTATCACATTGTTTCCTGCATCCCGGACCATATCGTCGCAGTTGACCACACCGGTCCGGGATTCCTGCGCTAAGAATGGGCTGTAGTAGCTTCCGACCTTGCCAACGGCTTCGGCACATCCTTGTGTCCCGTTGTCCATCGTCGCCCCTACCCAGGCATCAGCACCCTGTGTGAGCCCTTCATGTACCTGATTCGTGTGGCTCGCCCCGGAAGAGTTTCCAGTACCGAAATCGCTCCCGGAGCCGAAAACAGAACCAGATCCGGAAGCAGAATCCCCAGCAGAAGCCCCGGAAGAACTGCCGGACGAAGAATCTGAGGAACCCCCATTGAGGAAGCTCCCGATTAAATCCATATCCATGAGATGGCAGTTGTTCGTAAACTTGTGCGTCACATTGTCCACGATCACTTGATACGCCTGCCCATCTTTCTTTTCTTCCATGTCATCCTCGCCGATGTTCACGTTCAGCCAGGCCATGGAGCCGCCTCTGATGCTCAAATCTCCAGCCTGGTCTTTCAGCTTGAATGTGCGCCGGACGTGGTTCTTCATTTCCAGCAACTTATTGGCCAGGGCCTGGGGTGCGATGGTCATGCCGGACGGATTCAGACTTTCGTAGTATTGCAGGACACCCCACTGTTTCCGGGTGGGCGATTGCTGATAGTCGGCATTACTGGCAGGGGCATAGATGACCTGGTGGCCATCTTTCCCACTGTCCAGGTCGAGCTTGATCAAGTTGGCTGTTTCTTTGTCGATGGTTCCGGTATAGTCATAGTCCCCGGCTGTTTCCCCATCGAAATAGAGATCCGTTTTGAGTTTGGAAATCTCTTTCAGCGTCAGCTTGCCGCAGTCGTCATAGATCACATACATTTTCCCGGTCTGCATCAGCGTCATATCTAATGCCGTCTGGCACATATCCAGGATGGTTGTATCTGGATCCCTGTGTTTCGGGATCACATAGCCGGTATCGTCCAGTTCGCCGACTTTCAGTTCGAAATCCTCTGCCAGTTCCCGGATTACCTGGGTGGCAGTCCGGCCCACATACTGGAAAGTGTCCTTGTTCAGCAGATACCGCATTTGATCATAGGCGGTCACATTCCATAAATCGTCTTTGGTTTTCTTCTTCTCGAAAATAAACCCATGGAAAAACTGTTTCCCTTTCCACGTCACATCGATGGTGTCACCGTATCCTATTTTCAAAACTTCATCCCGAACGACTTTGAAGGTCATTTTTCCGGGGGCACCCTTTCGATGAAGTTCCAGCCGAACATCATCCAGAACAGCCGGAACAAAGTATTCGTCCGTCTTTTTCACGTGTACAACCATGGTCAGCCCCTCGGTGTTTCCACCGGAGTAGTTGACTACGCTGTTTGTGTTGGGCTGTTGCTCTGCTTCCGTCATAGCTTCAGCACCTTCCCTGCCATGGATTGGAGCGGATTTGTCACCAGGTTACTGGTCAGCACAGACCGCCAGTTGACTTTCCCTCCTGTCAGCATCTTCACGGCCTCGTAGCAGGTCACGTTCTTAGTAATCTTGGCCAGGGACGGGATGCTTTTACCTACGGTAGGCCGGTTGTCCTGCACCACCAGTTTTTCATTCCCGTCCTTCTCCTTCTCTATCTTGGCTGTCTTGGTTCCGAAATAGCGGTATTCTTTCAGCTTTAAAGGCACCACAACGTCCGTTCCTTCGCTGTCAGCATCTTCCACGATGCTGTAATCTTCCAGTGTTACCGTCATGTTCGTACTGAACAGAACGTTGAACCCTAGCATCCGGCAGACGATGAACTGGAAAGGTTCCTTGGACGTTTTCAGCGTCTCGAATTGGTTGAGGAAATACTCAGCCTTCTTGTATCCGAAAAAGTTGTCTATCCCGGTGGCTCCGGCAATCAAAGAATTGGCCAGCCCACCTAAAAGACTGGTGTCGTACTCGGCCCACGGGTAGCGGTTATTGGGAAGCCGGGCTTCGAACTCAATCTCAGACAATCCAGGTGATTTAATCAAACTGGCCTCGCCCTCGTTGATCAGATTGATGACCCGGTTCTTCCCTTTGATTTTCAGTTCCATCCTGGCCGGGGGCACGGGCAACTGCACCATGCCCAGGTAAAAATAGTAGCTCATGCGTGCACCTTCCTTGCCCCTGCGGCCATGCTCTGTAGCAGGCCCTGGCTCAGCACATCCACAACCCCATCGATGTCCATTTCGTTGCTGATGTTGTTGGTCATACCGCCCATCTCGATAGTCACGGATGCCGTGGTGTACTTGTTGATTGCTTCTCGTTCGGCAATCTCACGCAGGTATCTTAAATCCTCCTGGGCATTGTCCAGGGCATCAGCAGTGCGTTTTGCCGCATCAGCCCCCTTCCCTGTGTTCCCGGCAATGTTCCCGGCCTGGTTTTCCAGTTTGGACGGGTCGAAAGCAGGGGTGCCAACTTGCGGCACGGAAATCTGACCGATGCTTGCACCTTGCTCATATCCCCACTGGGCCGCACTCGTCAGATCGCTATACTCAACCGGGTTGGCAATCCTCCCGGCAATCTCCCTTGTTTGCACGGTCCAGTCAACATGACCAAAGCCCCCAGCCTTCACCTTGTCGATGCCTGGGATTTTATTGATCATGTCGATGATGTTATTGATAGCGGCGGCAACCAGTCCGGCGATACCGTTCCAGATGTCCGCAAACAGGTTGTAAATGGCATCCAGGGGATTGTTCCACACGCTGGCGAAAAAATTGGCCACTGCAATGGCCATGTTGAGGAAAAACACCAGGATATTGCGGATGATGGCGAACGCCCAGGAAAATGCACCCACCACAATGCCGGTCGCAGAAATGGACGTCCCTGCGAAATGGTTGAAGGCCGCAACACCCAAGTACAGTGCCCCGACTATCAGCACGATCACAGCCGGAATGATGAACAGGGGGCTGGCGAACATAGCGGCGTTTAACCCCATGAAAGCGGCTGTCAGTCCTTCAGTGGCCGCTGTTATCATGAAGATGGCCACGGTATCAGCCACGCTTGCGGCGGCGTGCATCCCTGCGGCAACAGCAGCCGCAATGGAACCGGAAGCAGCCCACAGTGCCCGGGCCGCAAAAACCCCCAGGGCCGTAGCCGCCAGGATCAGCCCGGCACGGACTGCAAAAGAGTGCTGTTGGATGAATTTGGAAGCCGCAGAAAAGGCACCCACGGCCATATTAATGCCCCTATTAATCAAATCCACAACGTAATAGACTACAGGTGCCACACTCGTTATGGCCTGCTTGATACCATCCACGGCTGTCTTGATTGCAGGGCTGTTGGCAATCCTGGACAGATAAGAAATCACAGGTCCGAACGCTCTCATAGCCGTGTTTTTGATTTCGGTCATATGGTCCGCCCAGGTCTTTGGCATCCTTCCGAATCTCTCTTCGATTTCGTCCGCATTGTCCAGCACCGCCTTTTTGATGATGTCGGCAGTAATTGCGCCCTGGGTGGAAATGTCTTTCAGTTCGCCCCTAGTGATGCCCATGGTCTTGGCAATCATATCTTGCAGGATAGGGGCGTTTTCGGTGATAGATCTGAATTCATCCCCTTGCAATCTCCCAGATGCCAGGGCTTGCTGTAACTGAAGCAGGGCGAATTTCTGGTTCTCGGCAGATGCCCCACCGATCACGAACAGCTTTTGCAGACCTTCCACGAAGCCGATGGTTTCTCGGGGATCGGGGAAGGCGTCCCTGGCATTGACAGACAAGCTGGCCACGGTATCGGCCATGGTCATGTACTCCCCACGGGCTTTCTGGGCGGATTCGAAGATCATGTTGTTGAGCGCTACCACGTTTTCCTGGCTCCCTGAGATCATCTGTAATCTCGCATTCGTCCCGGCTACATGGTCTGCCAGCTCCACAACTCCCATGATCTGGTTCTTGATCATATCCAGGGCACCCGTGGCCATGTTGGCCAGGAAACTTCCGGCGAAAATATTCTTCAAAGCGGAAAACCTGCCCACCGCATAGTCAGCGGAATCAGATGCAGATTGGGTTGCCTTCCCGATGCTCTGCATCCTGTTGGCATAGTTTTCCGCTGCACTTGCAATCCTTGCGAACGTCGGGGAAACCCCGTCAATAAGTTCAATAGTGTCTGTAATTTTGGCCATTTCGTCCCTCCTTTCTCCCTACTTGTTTTTCAGCTTTTGCATTTCAACTTTCTTGTTTTGCAGATAAACGTCAACGAACGCATAGATCACTGCCTGTTCCCACACGGGCAATTCGTAAAAGACATGGGGCAGAATGTGCAATTTGATAAACATCAAGTAAAGCACATTAGCGTCTATGTCATTGCCCTTTAAGAGTTTTTTACCGCAGAAATCTTATCATCCATTTCCGTGCTGTACCCAGCCGCAGACTGGACAGCGTTTTCCAGGTCAACGATTTCGCCAGGGGTGAGCATAGCTTTCAGCAGGGCTTCGGCACCGACTACGCCCCAGGAATCCTGCAGATCAGCGTCATTCAGATCCGGGAAAACGATGGATGCCAGCGTCATTTCCATGGCGGCTTCTTCCGCATTGGTTCTTTTTTCGGCGGCCCCGGTCACCTTGTTCGGGACGTTCTTAGTGTTGCGTTTGGTGATTGCCTTGATTTCGTCGTACCCCAGTACACGCAGTTCCCACATGACAGGGTTGCCTTCTTCGTCCTTGATGCGCTTGGAAGCGGGGAAAAACACAGATTTATTTTCTTCTACGGCATCCCGGTAGAATGCACGCATATTTTTTTCGTTAGCCATTTTTTATTCCTCCTCGGAAAATCTATAAAGGAAAAGGCAGGGTTTCCCCTGCCCTTCAATCAAGCGTTCATGCCGTCCAGTTCGTTGAACTTCTGGGCGATCCGGAAGCCCTCGAACGTGAACTTGATAGAATCGGACAGCCAATCGCCATCCACGTCAAAATTGGCAATCGTTCCAGAATCGATGTTGCAATTCTGAAGTACAATGCTTCTTCTCCCGGCATCGGAAGTCGGGTCCTCGTTGATAACCTGCATATCGAAGTAGGTATCAACACCATTGTCCACAAAGTTCTGGATCATCTCGTCGAACAGGTTGGTGTTCTTGTAGATTTCCAGAGTCCCGGAACCCTTGGCAGAATAAGCCTTGTTGCCTTTCTGCACCCGGCCCAGGATGGACACTTCTTTCTTTTCTTTTTCGATGGTTGCTTCCAGCTTCTTTGCCTGGAACAGCAGGTATCTTTTACCATTCACGGTGATATAAGCCGTGGCCAGCTTGGCGTTGATTACGTCCTTGGCCAGCATGGTTTTAATCGCATCAGGCATCTATTTCACCCCCTTATGCCACTACCACGGTGGCGTACAGCTTTTTCATGCTGACCACCGGCTGTTCCTGGAACGTCCACACTACAGAGGATTTGTCGTCTCCCTGCACGGGTTTCGCCAGGTCGCTTTCCACAAACCCGGTAATAGCCCTGACTTTCTGGTACTGTTCCATGATTTTGCACCCATCGCCCCACAGGGCGTCCCGGCCATCGTCATCATTCTGGGATTTCCCCAGATACACCTTGTTGAAAGCGTGGGCCAGGTCAATCGCCGTGTTGTCCAGCACCCGGATGACCTGGTTCAGTCCAAAGTAACTGTTCTTGATTTTGGTGAATTCGGTTAAAGAGTTAATGTCTTCCAAAACCCGAACGTCCCCGGTCACATCACCATCGACAGGATCAGTCACAACATGGAAGGTCAGCAGACCATCGTTGAAGGCCTGTTTCAGCTCGTACTGTTTCAGTTGGGTTTTGACGGTGAATTCGCCATTGTAGATGGCGTTAGTCAGATCGGCATTAATAGCGCAGGACGCTTCCGCACCGGTCACCCAGTAGGCCAGGGAACCCTTTTCGAACCCGGAATCGGTCACCTCGTTGGCCTTGTTGATGTTGATTACACCTTCGTAGTTCGGCTTGTCAGCCCCGAAAAGAACAACCTGGAACTTGCTCCCTTCATCGTCCCGGAGCCGCTTCACAAACGCCAGCAGAAGGGACTGCACCTTGGTGTCACTCCCGGCATACCCCATGACGTTAAAGTAGTACGGTTCGATAAGGTCAAGATACTTCTGATAGTCTGCCGTGGTCACGGTTTCCCCGTTGGTTCCCCCGGTCATCTTCACCGCCGCCGCAACGATCAGTTCCCCAGATTTTTTGAATACCACGTAGTCGTTGTCCACCAGGTCCGCAGAAGTCTTTACGCTCTGCTTGTCCACGGTTTTCAGTACCCCATCAGTGGTCAGATAGGTATAAACAACCTTGTTTCCATCCGTGTCGGGATCATCCTGCACCCCTACAGAAATGTCATTGCCACGGGTACCGGCATATTTCGCAGTTCCCAGAGTGCAAGTTGCTTTCGCGCCGCCGCCATTCAGCCGGTAGAAATACCCGGTTTTCAGATTGATGAACAGGTCACGCAGGCCGGACAGCTTGTCACTGCCGTAGTCATAGCCAAAAATTTTCTGGCATTCCGTTTGGAATTCGTCAGCTTCTACCCGGAAAATCTGGTCACTGGGTCCCCAGTCCAGTTCGAGTGCCATAGTCCCATAGCCCCGGTCGGCGATTTCCGCTTCGGCCCGGACCTTGGACACAAAATTAATGTACGTGCCAGGCAGAACCTTGTTCTGGAACAGCCACGTACCACCACCAAGTGCCATTCGTCATTCCTCCTTATTCGTTGATGTCTTTGGTCACCACATGAGCCTGGGCTTCCTGGATCATCTGATCCACCTGGGCTTCGGTGTACATCACACCATCGTCCAGGATCGCCCACAGCAAATTCACGTGCGGTGCATATTTTTTAGACGCCAGAATCGTCTGGGCATCCATTTTCTTTTCGTCAGTCACAGCCGCAGCCGTTTCCGTCTTTTCTTCATCCATTTCGTTCATCCTTTCGTCTTGCCAGATACATCAAGATGTTCCATAAGCTCGCCAGCCGGTTTAATCCTCCTGGTAAACAGGACATAAGTCACAAAAACGTGCAACACCCCATCTGTGATGCGATAGTGCGGATCGCTCCCCCGTACCTTTGTACCGTTTTCCAGGGCAATGACTTCCAGGTCATACATAAGTGCTTCCGCAAAGTCTACAACCTGCCCCCGAACATCGTCGATTTCTCCCATTTCGTTGAGGATCATCCATACGTCGAAGGCCACTTCATGCTGATACCTGTCTCCGACTACCAGCTTCACGCTGGCATCGTCCATCAGCTTGATGCGCCAACATGGAAACTGCACCTTGTTCTTGATTTCGTCCACATAAACGGGATAAGCCCGGATGCTGTACAGCTTCCGGGCCAGTCCGTTGATTAATTCAGTTGTCACGCTCATTTGAACAACCCCTTTTCCTCGGCGTTCAGATTGCGCCTTATAACCTTGGGGGAAGCCTCACGGACAGCCTTCTGGGCTTTCTCGGTGATGTTCAACCCGTCCACCCAGGACGCAACCAATCTTTTCCCCAACAGCGGAACATACCGTCCCGGCCTCTGCCTATGCCCGTCATTCACGTAGGACGCATAAGAGGCGGAGTTGAAAACCTGTTGGCTGTACCCCAGTGCTTTCTTTTTCACCTCTCCGACGTCCCACGACCTGCGCATATGCTCAGAGTTGGAACGGTAAACCTTTCCTGTTTTCGGGTCCTTCCGCACAATCTTCTTGCCTACCGGCGTGTTCTTTTTTGCTGTTCTCAGATACACCCCGGCAAGGGTGGCCACAGATTTTTCCATGGCCTGCTGTACTTCTCCATTCCCCAGCTTGATGGCGTTCTCATAGATTTTCTGGCACCCTTTCAGCGAAACTCTCACTTTGGCCATCAGTACACCTCACGAACGGTTAGGATCACCTCCTGGTGGCTCCCATACGAGGCAGGTACGGAAGCCGCCTTATACCGCAGTATCTTTCCCAGATGATTGACATCGATGTCAGCTCCCGGTGTCACTGCCACATCGGGAGACAAAAAGAGTTTCGTGGTTTGCTCCATCTTGGGAACACCATCGTTTTCCGTTGCCGGGAAGCTGGAATAAGAAAGCCGACAGGGAACGGGATCTGTCTTAACCTCTTTCGTGGTCACGATTCCCGCATCCTTATCGGCTTCTGTTTCTTGTGTGATGATCACGGCAGTGTCCTGGTAGAGATTTTCCAGGGCCGTCCTCACCACCGAAGCCGCCTGAAACATGTAAGATCACGCTCCTCGGTCCATACAGCAATGAGGGAATCCAACCGTTCCTCCGGGGTGTTTCCGCCCAGCTGAACCTCGGTATCACCCTCTTTGATGGAAGTGGCCACAGATACCGATGCATCCCCCAATACAGCTGCTTTCCTGGCTTGCAGGAATTTCCCCGCCACCACTTTGTCCACCTCTTCCGCCAGCTCCTGGGGCATCTCAACCAGGTTGCAAAAGTTCAGCACGTGCTGGACCTCAGCCTTGTAGAGGATTTCCACCAGGGCCGCATCATCATCGGTGACAGTGTAGCCGGTGGCCAGACTGATCAAAGTTTTAATATCATCGGTCATGGCCTAACCTCCTATTCCTTCTTGGCGGCGGTTTTCTTCGGGGCAGGGGTTTCCTCTGCGGCTTCCTCAGCCTTCTGGCCATAGCCGTCAACTCGTTCATAGCCCTGCATTTCCAGGGCTTCTGCCTGTTCCTCGCTTTCGACGATACGGAACACATTAAGATTACGCAATGCGATCATTCTCTCTCCCCCTTACGCTCCAATGTTCACGAAGCCGGAACCCAGCTGGTTGTAAGGAATCCACAGGTCATGGAATTTACGATAATCCAGCTTCCAGGCATCCGCACCCTGGTTTACGTTGGGTTCGAAGATTCGGATTTTATCGGTCTTGGAGATAGCGATAGGAACACTGGTAGGAATGATGATCCAGTTAATCAGCTTGGCAGTTTCAGCAGGTGCGAAGCCCCCAGCTTCCTGCCCACTGCTAGTGCCGTCCTTGATCACGTATTCGGTCTTCATCCGGGCACTGGGAACGGGCAGAATAGGCAGTTCGTTGTAGATTTTCACCCGGGTTTCGATTTTCCCGGCGGTGAAATTGCCCACATCGATGCGTTTTTCAATGCCATCCGCATTGTCCAGGATAGTGCGGATTTTAGGGGACATAATGATTACCAGGCCCCGGTTTTCACCGATGATGTCTTCTACTTCGTCAATTTCAGCATCCAGTTCGGCCAGGATGGTGGAAGCGGTCGGAGTGAAAGCGTCCTTCACCTGCCCGGCACCTTTCAGCAGGGCGGAAATTTTGGAATACCGATAAGCATCCACTTCGGGGATAACGCTGTCCCGCTGGAATTTCCCCATGACATTGCCAGCAGCGGCAACAAAGTTGGATTCGTTCACATCCATAGAATCCAGATGGAAGGTACGGCCACGGTCCTGGGTCATGGTGTAATCTCTGTATTTCAGAGTCACAGCACCCTGCACGAAGCCTTTGTCCCGGTCATAGTTGGCCAGTCCGCTAGTGCCGATTTCCGGCATCTTGACGGTATCGCCGCCATTGTAGACTACCTTCCCGGCATTGGCTTCCATCCAGCCGGAGGTGGCTCCCACCTGCATCTGTTCATCCAGCTTGGTCTGGAAGATTTTCGTCATTTCAAGAGTGTTAATAGGCATTTACTGCTCCTTTCTTACAGTCCGAGGGCGGCGCCAAACTCTTTGGCAATGTTGGCTTCGTCCCCGGTTCCGGTATCGTCTTTTCCGCCAGGGTTTCCAGGTTCAATTCCGCCAGCTTTGACGGTGCCATCTTCGAACATATAAGCATCAGATTCCTTGATGGCCTTGATTTGTTCATCCAGGCCGCTGACCGTACCATCCTCGTTGAGCTTCAGCTTTTCCCCATCGAGCAGGGAACGGACGGCCTTCGGATTCCGGGCCTTCGCAGTAGTCAGTGCCATTTCAACGGCAGAATCCAGCTTGAACTGGTTCATGCTTTCCTGGTACTGCTTTTCCCGTTCCTTTGCGGCCTTCTTCATTTCATCGATCTGGGCGGCCAGGGCTTCATTGTCCTTGTTGGCTTTTTTCAGCCCGTCCACTTCCTTGACCATGGCTTCCTTTTCGGCCTTCGCCGCTTTCAGTTCTTCCAGCTTCGTGTTGAACTGGGCCTTGCTGACGTAATTTTTGCCATAGTCCTCGACAATCTTGTCGGCCACATCATCGGGAACCCCTAATGCTTTCAGTTCTTCTTTTGTCATTTTCGTTATCCTTTCTTCTCGCTTCGCTTGATTTTCGCCAGCCACACCTGGCGTTTGCAGTCCCGTTCTTTTTCGCCTGCGGTGCTGGAAAGGCATGAAAAAAGCAGGCTCTTTCGAACCTGCTTGAATCTCTTATTTTTCGGTTGTCTTTTCCTTTTTCACATTCTCTTCATGCGGCTTGACGTACTTGTCATACCACTCCTGGTATTTCAAATTTCCAGGGATGAAGACCGTCTTTCCAGTCCCGTTTTTCCTTGCGGCTCTGGTTCCCTTTTCTTCATCGGTCACCCCATCGATGTATGGGACCGTAGTAGACCTGCAATAGCAGTGAAACGGGGGCATGGTCAGCCCGGGCTTTGCTCCCTTCTTATCAAAAACCTTTCCGTCCATGTGGCGGCAGATTTCTGACGTTCGGGTGTCCAGGGTTGCCACGATTTCGTATTTATCCACCCCCAGGCTGTCATAGGTATCCAGCATAGCGGATTCTTGCACGTAAGCCGTTTCTGTTTCCACCAGGCGTTCGGCACTATGATACGAAACGTTGAACTGCTTGGAAATCCTCTCAGCCATAGGCCCCGTACCTTCTTTCAGTAGCAAAGACCTCGAAATTTCAGTTCTGAGCGTGTTTACCAGTTTTTCCTTATTCTCCCATATCCTAGACGAAAAGTCCTTTCCATCGCTTGCCCAGCGTGTATTAATGGCCTTTTCAATCTGACTTTCTGGGACCTGGCCATACGTCTCGAATTTTCCCTTCATTCGTTGAATTTCATAAGCCGCTCTGTAATTGGAATCCTCATAGACCTTTTTCAGCGTATCGGTGATGTTGATTTCCTGGGCCTTGGCTACCCTTTCACAGTACATCTGCGTTTTAATCAGCAGTTCCTGGGCCTTTGTCAGCCTGGCCCGGATGGATGCCTGGTCCAACATCTTTCTGTATTCTTCGGACAGATTCTCCTGCTGGGCCAGCCGTTTGTAATCCTGGAGATCCATCTTAAAGGCTTTCAGCTCCCTGGCGTTGAGTATCTTCTGGGCATCAGCATAACTGATTCCGTTTTCGTCAGCGTATCGCTGATACCACGATCCCACATCATTCAAGCACTTTTGCAGGGCTTCTTCGTAAACCTTTTTCAGATCTGCCTTGCATACATCAGCCTTCTGCATCTCCAGGGATTTCATACGCTCGAAGCGTTCTCCCCAATAACTCATGATCAGTTATCCTGGGGCTGTTTTTCCTGGACGGGTGGTGCGACATAGTCCCCGCCCATTAAGTCGTCCATTGCCTCCTGCTTTTCCTTCTTCAGCCGTTCCAGCTCCTGCTGGGTGTCCTCAGTCCACGGGTGGTTGGCTACGATGGTTTCGTTGCTGATGATCCCCACGGAGTTACGGCAGTTGCTGATGGTTTCACTTTCGTTGGTCAGCATGTCCCGGTTGAAAACGAAGGTAACATCAGAAGTCGGTGCCACCCCTTTGATTGTTTGCAAATAGGTGTTTACGAACCACATCAAATTACGGAGGGACGCCTTGAACTGGACTTCCATCTGGTTGGCATCCAGATCAATATCACTGTAGGCCGCCTGGATGTTCATCTTGTTGGCATCCCCAGATGTAAATCTTTCGTCCTTGGCATCGAACCCACGCCCATTCTCAATGATCGCCCTCTTGAGAAGTTTCTGGATCAGCTCGAAATTCTGGGGATTCACCTCAATGTGCAGGGCTTCCACTCCCCCGTTCTGTCCATCGTCCCGTCTAATCTTGATGGCACCATAGGCCATGAGATTTCTCCGGAAGTCACTCAGCTTCTCCCCGTCATAGTTGTACAACACCAAGATGGTACTGCGAATGTCCTCGCTCGTGGTGTCTGCGAACCAGCTCGTCAACTGGTTGAGGGCATCCTGCAAGCACTTCACTTTGCAGATCAGCGGCTGTTCATGGCGTTCCCGTTTAAAGGCAATCAGCGGAACCCTTGACCAGTTCATGGGCTGGCCCTCGATGGTCATATAAGCCGCATCGGTTTTGTCATTGTCCGGCAGTAGCTTGTCATTTTCGAACACAAAATACCGAACTCCGTTAGTCGTGTAGTATTCGCACTTGATCACCGTATCCGGGGTTCTCCCACGGTAAACGGTAACGGGATATACGTAAAGGGCGGCATCGAGCTGCTTGTGCTCATCGTCTCTCCAAAAGGCCAGAACCCGGTCACCACGTAGCATCCGCACTCTCAACTGCCCTTCCGCATCGATGTACACGAACTGCCAGGAAATCCCGCAGTTCAAAGCATTTTCGCCGGTGGCCTGGAGTGTTTCGGCGTAGTCATCGTCGAAAATCTTATCCAGCTCGGCGGTGTATCGGTCATCCTGGCCTTCGGTTTTTAATTCTACCGGTTTCCCTAGCAAATAGTTGCATTTCTGGTCAACCAGGATGCCGTACTGGTTATCCATGATTTTGAAGTTCGGCAGATTATGGACAGATACCCTGCCCCCATCCGGCCCAATCATCATCCGTTCTTTCCTCTCGATGTCCTGCCGATCACCGTAGTAGGCCATCCCTGTGAGCATATCAGCCCGTTTCTTGCTGGTCAGCCATCGGCGCAGCTCTTCTTCGAGAAATTCTACTTCATTCATGCCGCTCTGGGACCCCTGCTTAATAAGCCCATCCCAGAAAGCGTTGATTGCTCCCATCAAAAACACTCTATCACCTCAATCGAAAGAAAATCCATCGTCCCGGACAGCATCCATGACTGCATACCTCATGGCATCCATCAGATGGTTGTTGTAGTCAACCGGCTTGTTGATAAGCTGGTCTGTCTGCTTGTCCCGGTCCCAGCAGTACGTGGAAATCTCCATCAAAAAATTCACGCACCGGGGATGGACGATAATGTGGTAGTCCTGTATCCTCTGGATTCCGTTGTTGATACTGTCCTTCCCCTTCCGGCTCGGGTGTATCCTGTACAGCCCTGCTTCCCTCAGCTCTGCTATGCTCTTGGGTTCTGCGGCATCTGCAATGATTCTCTCCTTGGCATACCCCATGCCCACGATTTTCTCGGCGATTTTGTTGTTGGTCAGCCCTCTTTCATATAGCTCATCGAACACATAAATGCACCGTCTTCCTTTGTCCACCAGCCCGCAGAACAAGGCCGTAGGATCGTTTGTATAACCGAAGTCAAGCCCGAAGGCAGATTTAATACCGGGACGTTTCCGAACCTCATCGATATTGAAAACCTGTTCCTCGTAGCTGTCATACACCAGGCCGTCAACCACGCCCCAGTCCCCCAGGCCAGCCACTCTGTACCGTCTTGGGTTCTTCTTCATCTGCTCGAACAACGCATGGTCAGAGTCCGAAAGAAACTCGTTCATCATGTAGTTGGTCGTGATTGCCAGGACGTTCGGGTCCTTTACATCGAAAAACCGTTTCTTAATCCAACACTTGTCCGACCACGGGTTGAACGTCAGCGTTAGCTGTGTGAAAAGCCCAGGGGGAAGCTGGCCACGTATGGATTCGTCCAGCCGGTCAAACGCTTCCTCGCTCGTCACCTCGTAGGCTTCTTCCAGCCACAGCCAGCACAGGACACCCTTTGGAACGCTGATTGACGTAATCTTTAACGGGTCGTCCAGGCCGACGAAGAGGATTCTCTGCCCGGTCGGGATATAAACCAGCTCCAGGGGGCTTTTGGTAACTTTCCAATACTTTTCGACTCTCAGCCGTCTAATGGCCCAACACAGATCGGAAAAACAGCTGTTCTGCAACGTCCTGTATACCTTTCGGACCACCAGCAAATTGGCGTCTGGGTACTTCATGAGATTATAAATGTACCATATGGCCGCCGTCTTGCTCTTCTTACTGGCCCGGCTCCCTTTCACGATCCTGTACCGTCCTCGAAACCGCCAGAACTCCCCATAATGGCCTCCCACCACATCGGGAAGGCGAACTACCGTATTCATGGCTGTATTTCATCCTCCCCTGTAATGATCACCGGTCCATCACTGGAGCTTTCCACTTTGTTCGGATCATCGCTCTGCCCCAGGTAGTTCTTGCCCAAGAAAATGGCCATAGCCGCAGACCTCTGGGCCAGCTGCCACTGGGTACGGCGCAGAGAAATTTTCCCGATTCCCCTCTTTATTCTGAAAACCTCGGAAAATTTCAAACCATACGTTTTTCGGCACCATTTCGCCAGCGTCTTATCCGTTACATCAAAAAAGCCGCAGATTTCTTCTTCTGTGGCCTGCATTCCGCATAACTTCTCAAATGTTTTCTTGTCGATTGGTTTTTCCGGCCTTCCTGCTGGCATGGCTTCACCCCCTTTTCATCTCTTCCTGTCTATTTTTTCCACTTCTCGTTTAGAATCTTCGGGACGCAGTTTTCCCAACTGACCTGGTGGTGTATCCTGGGATGAGCCGAATTCAGCCCGGCAATCTTAACGCAGGACGGGGACATCATGACACTGTAAAAGCTCTTCACGTATGTTCCTGCATCCAGGTACTGTTCCGTCATACCGCCCTTATTCTTCTGGGTTGTCTTTTGCGTGATGGAAAAATTTCGAAAGCTGAACAGCAGGTTTCCCCTTTGCCCCAACACCGTATATGTGTTGACGTCCTCATTCACTCGTCCCAGGAAATCGAACCGCCTTTTCACATCGCAGAAAAAGGTGTTCATGGCTTTTCGCATGACTAGCTTCCGCCAGTTACCACTTTTCAAGCCGCCGATGAAATCTCCACCCTGGGCCATGGCCACGGTCAGAATCCGTCTGTCAGAATCAAGCATCTGTAAAAAAGCTTCGAAAACATCGTCCAGGCTTTTGGGCTTTCTTTCGCTCAGCCGACCATGATTGTCATACTTCTGAGCGAATATAGTATAATCGTCGTCCAGCTCTAAGAAATACCGGTACCCTTTTTCTTTCGCCAGGTCAAAACAGGCGTTCCGGGCATATACGATCGTCCTCCGGTCCTCAAAGGTATCAGCTGTATCGAACGTTTTACTGATGGACAGCTTGTCGAAGATCAGTACGTTTTCCTTCCCGAAATTTTTCTGATACTCTTCGATTTGGCTGTCCTCGTTATCGACCACCAGGAACAGCGGCCCTGTATATCCTTCGGCCTTCAAAGTCTTATACGTGATTACGTTTCCTGCCCGTCCATGCGTCAAAATAAACGTACAAAAGTTATCCCTCAGCATTTTGCATAATCTCCTCGAGGCTTTCGGACAGCTGAACATAACCGTTTCTCAGCGCATTACCATAGTCGATAATGACCAGGGCCGATTCCTCCATCAGCTCCTGCATTTCCGGGCTGGCCTGGGCATAATACTCAGCGATTTTACGGTAATTGAAAACGGTGTGCCTTTGTGCTGCTTTCACCAGAAATTCTTTTTCCTCATCGCTGACTGAGCTTGCTTCAATCCTTTCCACCAGGGCATCCGTCTTGGTGCTGTCGTAGCACCCCCCCCATTTCTGTCTTGTCACCTGTTATGTCGTACTGTGGAATGTTAATTGCAGTCGTGTATGTGTCGTCCTTTTCTTCCTCGCCCAGGTTTTCCAGACCTTCGAAGCCGAACTGCCCCATGTCGATATCGTCAATGTCTGCCAGTTCGCTTTCCAGCAGTTCGTCGTTCCAGTCCGCCAGCTCCGCAGTCTTGTTGTCTGCCAGACGGAAAGCCTTTACCTGTTCTGGTGTCAGATCATCCGCCACGATACACGGCACGATTTTCATTCCCAATTTCTTTGCCGCTTTCAGTCGGGTATGCCCGGCCACGATCACCCCGTTCTTGTCGATGATGATGGGAACCTTGAATCCGAACTGCTTGATGGAGTTGGCTACGAATTTGACTGCCTTGTCATTATTCCTGGGGTTTTTCTCGTAAGGCACAACTTCCTCTATTTTCTTTTCTATAATCTTGTCAGCTATGTTTTTCATTTCGCACCCCTTTTCAGACACGAAAAAAGGCACTTTCACAGACCTAGAAAGTGCCTTTTTCCTATGAAGTTGTACGTTGGGAGTGATGAACATGGAACAGATTGTCCCTGCCTTCACGATTACTAGTATAGCACCGAAATTGCGGCTATAGTGGGTGTAATTCGGTCATTTTACAGTAAAAAGACGGTAATAAAACAGAAATTACGTTTTATTTTAAGTTATCCACATTTCCGCATAGTTATCCACATTACGCATAAAAATAGGGCTGTCAGCTAACCGACAACCCCATGGGGAAAAATTTCAGATTGGTTTGAGATGGACCTGCTTCCGCATAGACCATCCTGGACATTTTACTGATTGCCCTGTGAGCCTTGTCCCTGCACGTTTTCTCGTTGCACCCGGCTCCAATGGCTACGGCTTCCCACTTCTTTCCGTAGATGAATCTGTCCTTTACGATTTGAGCTTCCGTCCCGGTCAGGGCTTCCAGGCAGTTATCCAGGATTCTGATCTGGCTTTCCAGCTGCTTCACCTGCATCAGCTTGACTTGGTAGCGGTGTTCCTTTTCATCCTTCTGAGATACATAAAGTTCCTCCTGGCTGGGCTTGTCCCATCCTCCGCCCCCGGCATCAAAGCCGAACTTGGTTGTTTTAGGAACGGGTTCCAATGAGATTTCCATCCGCAGATTGTTCAAGACCTCTTTCTGGTTCTCGACGAACACCTTCCACTCGACGTAATGTTGAAGCTGGTGCTTCAAGTCCAGTTCGTATGAATTGTAATAGATTCCCATTGGATCCCCTCCGTATTTAGTCTTTTTTGCCGTACAGATACTCTTTTAAAAGCCTCGTGTACTCCATGGCTTTGTTCAGATCCTCTTCCTTGTTCTTTTCCAGATACCGGTAAAGATACTTGAAAATGTTTCCCTCGTAGTAGGATTTCGGATCAGAAACAAACTTCTCGATGAAGTCCTTGCATTCCATCCCCCGGAAGTTGTAGTGCCCAGGATGGTGAATCATGTCCTGGGTGCTATCTTCATGCCGGTGGTTTGGAATATCTTCATGCCGGTGGTTCGGAACTTCATGCCGGTGGTTTGGAATTGGTGGTATTACATCATGTTTATGAATTCCGTTGAAAAGGGAAAAATGACCAGACTCCAGGTTTTTCGCAGAAGTGGTTTTAAAGTCGTAATCCTTCCATTTCTCCCCGATTCCTTCGAGGATTCTTTCTAGTGGCCATTCTTGAGGACCTCCGCAAACGTTTACTCCGCATCCAAATCCTTTAACGTAAAGCGGGCAGTTTTGACATCCTTCATGAGCGATAGATGCGCAAAACTCTTTAATAATTTTCAACACTTGAACCATATTACTTACTGTCATTTTTATTTCCCCTTTTTGGATAACACTTCATCCAGCTCGATTGCCTCTTTGATTTCGTCAATTTTTTCGTCGATGTTCCAGTAACAGGGCAGTCCTGGATAATCTTCCAGATTCCAATCCACTAGACACCTACCGCCGTGTTTTTTATCAGTACTAAGTTTGCACTTGGAGCAATCATCAGTTCTTCTGCACTCGTCCTGAATTTTTTTCATATCCTCCAGGATTTTCAGAATCTTATTTTTGTTCATTTTCCCTTTCTCTCCTTTCAGCTTCCCTTTCCGCCCTGTTCAATTCTTTCGCCTTTTCAGTAGAGAACATTCTCATACCGAACCTTGCCGGATACGTCTGTGTTTTCCCTGTGGTGTAAACATACCGTTGTAACACCCATACAACATCCCGCTTCCCGGCTACGGTACATGTAACCATTCCCCCACTGTAAATCGAAGCAATAGTAGAGTCCTTTACCCCGGAAGCCATTGATAGCTCCGCAACACTCATGCATTTTCTCGCTCTGCAAATGTTCAGTTGGATTCGGTCAATATAAAGCCCGTTGGTCATGTTTCATTCCCCCTTTCCAGCTCCAGCCGGTCATCTCCTAAAAGGATTTGCCCGGCAACCACGGAACGTTTTTTCACAATCAATTCCCATGTTTTCTTCATCATCCTTTTCCTCGCATTTCTATTCCTGTATTCCCGCTTGTACTCTTTGTGTGGGCGGAACCTAGAGTATAGTTTTTTGTGCATTTTTACAAGCTGACGTATTTCTTGTACTTCGCTTTTGACTCTCATACTCCACTCGGCGCTCCATGCTTTCCACGCTCTCATTGTTCCTCATTCCTTTCATCCGCTTCTGCTTGTGCGTCCGCTGCATTCTCATAGCAAGCTACGATTTCCGGGAAACCATCATCGCACTGTCTCAACACGAGGAAAACACCATCCTCGTCTAAAATCTCGCTCACATCCACAGCAATCCACGGCCATTTCTTTCCACTCATGATGTTTTCTCCTTTTCGTCCACGCACAAATCCCATGCTTTCTTCCTCATAACAAACCGGTATTTCTTTCCGAGCCATCTTAAATTCCAGCCCCTTGCACCGGATAACAGCTTTTTGAACCGCTTGAAGTCTTGCCGGATTTCCCGAAGCTCCTTTAACGTTCCCCCTGTGCATGGCCTGGCATTTCTGAAGTACGTTCCCTTTCTCCACCCTTTCATTTCCCCCGGCTCCTCTCGGCTCGCTTTGCCCTTCTCCGCAGGGTTTGCAGATCATCATAATCAATCCATCCCGCATGGCCCCATTTCAAGCTCTTGGCCACCCACTGCAATTCAATGGTGGGATATTTCCACTGAAACAACTTACGTTTCAGCTGGGCATCCTCCATGGCCCAGCCTTTCACGTCCACGGCAACCCTTTTCCCGTTCCTGATGTAGTCGAAATCCAAGATGTAGTTGATTGCCCTCTGACGTTTCCCCTGCATCGTCGTGATTGCCGGGATTAACTCATATCGGGGGTGGCATCTCAAATTAGAGATGGCCCCAGTCTTTTCCTGGTAACGGAGGAAGACATAGTAGTCTGCCTCCGTCTTGGAATCGAAAAGAATCCCGTCCACCGTTACTTTTTTTGACCGCATCTCAATCCCCCGTCTTTTGATAGGCCCGCAGGCAATGCCACGAGCACAGATAAGCAGTCCGTTTTTGCTTCCTGCTGTAACTTCGGTATGCCCACGCACCAGGGTCGAGCACATAGAAGATTTTTCCGCAAATTGGGCAGGTTTTTGTACAGAGAAAACCGCCCATTTCAGCATACTTTTTTGAACTCATGGATCCTCCTAGTCAAGCTATCGATCATCCGATACAAAACATCCAGCTTCCACGACAATTCTTTGACCTGCTTCCGCAGTCCATCGTTCTCCATTTCCAGATCATCCATCTTTTCCCCGTCCATCCACATTTCATGACGGAGAAAAGCGTTCTCCCTTTCCAGCTCTTCAATGACTTTCTCGGTGTTCATCGTCTCCACCTCGGTTGACCAGGATACACGCCATGATCACGACCGAAAAAAGACCACCGACCATAGCGGAAACAGCGGATATGACAAAATCTCTCACCATACCACACCTCAAAACGGAATTTCTTCGTCGAACTGGCTCGTCACATCCTGTCCCATGCTTTCAAAGCCTTTCCCTGCCGCAGAATTTTGCGTATGAGCGTCTTTTTCTTTCCGCTCGATAAATTCCACTCGGTCTGCAATTACTTCGCACACAGTCCGATTTTGGCCTTGCTTGTCCTGGTATTTGCGAATCTGTAACCGGCCTTCAACAAGCAGCCGTTGCCCTTTGCTGACGTAGTTCCCAACCGTCTCCGCAGTCTTGTTCCAGGCAACGATGTTGATAAAGTCCACTTCTTTCTGTCCATCTTTCCCGGAAAATGGGCGGTCAACAGCCAGGGAAAACGAAGTTGTCGTTTTCCCTGTGCTGGTAACCTTGACTTCCGGTTCCTTGGTCAGCCGTCCCAAAAGCAAGATTCTATTCATGATCATGTTCCCCCTTATCGTTAAAATAGAGATTCATGGCGCATTTTTTATCATGGCATCCTGCACAGTTCGGGAACACCGCCTTGAAGATTAGCGGATATTCATTTTCCAGGATTCTCTTGATTTTCCACGCCACATCACGGTGTTCTTTCATCGCTCTCTGACACATACGTTTTGGCAGGTATTCCAACCATGCCCGGAAATTCCCGGTCACATAGACCTCGTACATGGCTGCTTTGGGAATACAGTACAATGCGGCTTCCGGTCCGCACAGGTTGAGCATGGCCGCATAGCTTTCCATTTCATCCTCTATGGTTCTGTCGATCACCTTGTTTCCCGTCTTGTAACAGTCTTTCAGTTCCGTGTTCCGGGACGACTGAACGGTAAAGCTCAGATGACGATGCCGGGTGATTTGTAGCAGGCAAGCCAAGGAGATTTCCAACCGAAAAGTTGCCTGGCAGTGTTCGAACACGCTCCAGTGTCCCATGTCCCGGATTTTCTCGATAACCGCTTCCGTGGCTTCCTTCTGGTAGCAAACCCCAGCTTCCTTCTTGAAAAGCTCCATGGCGTTCGGTGTGATGCTTACTAACTCAACAGTTCCCATTTCCTGCTCCTTTCAGTTTCAGTTCGTCTTCGACAGTAACAATTATGGTATCGCCGTCTTCCTCTGATATATCGTCCGACTTGTCATAACAGTAAATCATGACAACCTGTCGATTCTTGATTTGTTCAACCTTATCCCAGGGTACTTCCTCGGCACGGTCGTCGATTAGAATTTTCCCGTTCCTGGAATAGACCTCGATATTTGTTGCCGTGATCAGCGGAAACAACTTTTTGAATTTCATTTTTGCCCCTTTCTCTTTTCGTCACAGTTCAGAGTCATGGCACGTTCTTCTGCAAGCACCCTGTTGAGGAACACTTCGGTATCGTATTCATCGACTTCCATGATGAACTTGTGTGGTCTGATCACTCTGTAATCTCCATCACCAATTTTTTTCACCTTCCATGATAAGATTTTTTGTTCGATTTCCTGCTGTTCCATCATTTCATATCCACCCCTTCATTTTTTCAAAATCCGCAAGATCGCAAAAATCCCGGATACACTCCATCAGATTTTTCCGATTGACTTCCATATGATTTTGCCGAACGTAGGTTTCTGACCAACTCTTGACCTTGCCCTTCTTATCACATTTGAAAGCCATACACTCGGTGATTCTTGGTTGATAGCGGGTCATAGCAGTAAGGGTTGTCATATCGAAAAGGTAATGCTTTCCATACAACACCAGGATTGCCCTGGCGTATGGGGATTTGTCTCGAATCCCCATCTGAAAGTCAAGAATCACAGCTCTCCGCATTGCAATCACTCTCCTTGATCCTACCCGCCCATCGAATCCACTTCGAGCTGATGGTAGCGTTTTCCACGCATTGATACAGATCATCCGCCCCGTTCTCGGTTAAGACTTCCAGACACATCAGAACGTCACAAAATTCTTCGTTCAGATCCGAAAGAGCCTGTTTGTAGTTTACGGGGGTTGGATTCCCATTCCACCCTGCCGCACGAATCAACTTCAATGCGGCCTGGCTCATTTCGTTCAACTCTTCGCTGAGCTGTTCCAGCCCCGTGCGGGGATCAATGTGCCCCATTACATAGGCTTTACTTTGAGCAATCTTCGCTATTCTTTCTTTGTCCATGTTCAACCTCTTCCTTGATTTTCATTGCCCGGTCAAGCACCCTTTCCAGCCGGACCTTTCCGAATCCGAACTCCCTGTGCAACGCTTCCAGGATCAGCGCCTTTTCCGCAACAGCTCCCTGGTACTGTATTTCGTTGCTGTAGTTGATCAGCCACTCCCGGAACAGCGGAACGGGCAGTTCTTTGATTTTCTTCAAGTCCTGCCTGCTGACACCGGGAATCCATTTTCCGTCCATGATCACCGCCCCCAGAAAACCAGGGCATATAATGCCACCAGGTCCAGAATGAAGATTGCGCCCAGGAAAAGGGCAACAACGCTGATCATGACCATCTGAAAAACAGCTTTCCGAATCATCATCCCATCCTCCGATCCCTTCCGTTCAGCGGAATGTTGACTGTCATAGCCATGATCCGGGAAGAAATCCGTTCCCCGGTCACTCTATCGCCATGTCCGGATATGTGTTCCGCCAGTTCGTCCAGGCTGTAGTTGCTCGTAAAAATCGTCTGCTTCCGGTTGGAGTACCTGTAGTTGACCAAATCCATCAGTTGCTCAGCAACCCACGCTGTAGCCCGTTCTGCGCCGATGTCGTCCAGGATAAGCAGGTCAGCGTCCCTGGCAATCTTTGCCGGGTCTTCTTTGTGCTCATCCCGAATCGCTTCCCGGAACTTGGAAAGCAGTTCGGGAACGAACACGAACATGGTCGGGATGCCCGCCTGCAATCTTTCCCTGGCTATCAAAGAGGCCAGCATGGTTTTCCCGGTTCCTTTCGGGCCGGTGATATAAAGACCACGGTCCAGTTGTCCGCTTGCCACAGCCTTTCCGGCATCCATGGCGAAATTTTCATCCAGGGAATCAACCTGGAAGTCTGACCATGTTTTTCCATCCAGATACGGGGGAAGACAACTGTTCTTCATGAGCCTGTCAATCTTCTCCTGCTTTCGTCTGGCTTCTTCTACCCGGCACATCCGCATAGCCCTATGGGGCTTCCCATTGGATTGGACGATGAGCGGATAAAAGCCTCTAGTGGGCTGGCCACAATGCACCCCGTCGCATTCCCGGCAGGGGGCCTGTTCTTCCTTCACCTGTTCTTCAATCGTCTTTGATGATGCCCAGTTCTCTGAGGACTTGCTGGCGCTTGCGTTCTGCAGCTTCGTCATAACCCCCGGGCAATGGGCTTTGAGGAAGTCCAGGGTTTCCTTGCTGATTTCCATTCCGTACACCTCTCTTTTTGTTTGCCAGGATACTGGCCACGTACTGGATTGATGTTCCACGATACCCGGAAGCCTTTTGAATAGCTTCCATGACATCCATGGTTCCGTAGGTTTCGATTAGATCAAGCAGATTTTCCCGTTCAGTCAAACTTGCCATGGGATGAATTTTGCTTTCGAATTCATGGATGACCTCTTTGGTCTGGTCGCCTATATATATACTCTTACTCTTATAATCTTTACTCTTACTCTTATGTATGTGGAAAGTAGAAGGTACATTTTTTTCCTTTCTTTCGCCGTTTTCAGCAAAAGAACGGAAATCAGAAGGTGCATTTTTTTCCTTTCTCATTTCCGTACTTTGATTAGAACGGAAAGTAGAAGGTACATTTTTTTCCTTTCTTTCCACTGATAAGAGATGAAGAGTATAGACCGCAGACCGAAGCCCTTTCCGTGACTGGAAAGAAATCAATCCTTCATTTTTCAGCCTTTCCCTGGCGTTGCGAATCGTCCGTTCGTCCATCTGTCCGCACTTGATGCTGAGCAAGCTCAAAGAAGCATTGAACTCTGTTCTCCTGCCCAGTGAGTTGCTGATGCGCATCAAGGCAAACCATAGGGCGATTGAAGAAGGTGGCAGTTCGTGATACGTCAGCCACGCATCAAAAGCGTTCAATTCGCTTATGTAACTGAATGTTTCCATCTGCCACCGCCTTATTTATCCAATCAACTTCATGTTTCCAATAGCCTTTTGACTTCCTGCTTCATCATCGAAAAGGACTTCCTGGGCACGCTTCCCGGAAACATACAGTTCAGCTTCTTTCAGCACCTTCCGCAGTTTCCGTTCCGTAGAATCAGAAAGATATGCCCCCAGGGGCGCATCCTTTGGACGGGTCCCGATGTTCGGCGTGTTGATAGCAACATCAGCATCAAGCCACGGAACGTAGATTGTGCCCTTGATTACAGCGTTGAAATTTCCGTCCGCTGTGTGCTTGAAGGAACAGCCCAGGACGTTGGTCCTTTCGTCTGCCTTGTCTCCATCCGTAACGGAAATCCCAATGATCTCCATCAGATCTGGGGCCAGGGAACACATTGCCTGGATGAATTCGGGACGTGGTGCCTCGTTAGAGGACACCACATACTCGGTCACTTTTCCATTGTCACTTTCGATGAAAGACACCTTCACGTCGGTGTTCCCTTTCATCTTTACATCTTTGATTTCGATCATGCTTGAGCCTCCGTTTCCAGCTTATGCTTGAGGGTGTTAAAGGTTCGCCAGTAGGTTATCATATCCATTTCTTCAACTGATTTAATGTTGTAATGGGCCAACATATCCTGGATTTTCTTTCCGTTCTTTTGGCAGAGAATTTCCAAATCGTTTGCCATCTTTTGGGTGGGATGTTGAGGCGGCTGTGGTTTTGCTGGCTTGTAATCAAAGTCGTTTTCGTTTGCATAGCTTTCAGCCTGGCGTTCATATTTTGTACTGTAGGTTCCCCGGTAAACGGAAGCCGCAACCCCCACCATCTTGGCGGCAGTCCCCAGGGCATCGGTGGTGGCCATCTTGAAGCCTTCATCGTTCCCATGGATGCCGTTTTTGTCCTTGACGATAAGGTAGTCACCACCACTTCCAGGGATGGGGGCCGACCATCCGTCCGGCCCCTTAATGTACAGATTGACGAACACATATACCAGCAGTTCCCCGGTAGCAGGAACAGGAACCTGGATGGTGTTAGTGATTTCGAATTTCCAGCCCTCACCACACAGACCGAAAACGTCGGTCAATGCTTCATATCGCCATTGAGGGTTGATGTCACTTTTTCCTTTCAGTTTTCCGAATGAAATCGGCTTCGTAGCATCGCTTGGAACCTGCGAAAGGCTCATATATCGTGCATCCATCGTACATCCCTCCTTTTAACGAATGGAAAGGTTATTCCGTTCAACCAGTTTGCACCCGGGAACATCTTCCCCAGCCTTCAAAGCCTTCTTGATTCCGGCTTTGTCGACTTTGGGTTCCTGGATGATCAGATAGGGTGCAGGAATCTTTTCTGCATCAGTAACTTCAACGGCCTGGGATTTCCGATAAGAGGCTTTGAAATCAGCGCATTCGAACTTCTTTCCGGCCAGGATCATGTTCATGTAGTCCATCAGCTGTTCGGCCTTGTTTTCCTTGGCTTTCCGTCTTTCGGCCAGGGAAATTTCCCGTTCCCGGATGGCCTTGGCATCGGCTTTCAAGTCAAGAATCCATTTGCCGATGTTGGTCAGCTTTTCATCACGTGCCATTTGCAGGGCATCCAGGGCCGCCGCATCAATGACTTCCCCGGTTTCTGTATCCACCACTATGTCCCCGTCCTTCACACAACGGAGAATCTGTTCGTTGATTTCGTACAAAGTGCTCATTGTTCGTACACTCCTTCCACTTTCTTCCACAGTTTCAGGGCTTCCAGTGCGATTTCCAGATTGCCTACGGAAACATCCGCTTTGTAGAACCCGTCAAAGATTGCCGCAATGGTATCTGTTTCCCCGATTTGCTCTACCAGCCGCTGAATCAGGGCAGAAGTCCCGCAGGAAATGTCCTTTCGTTTTCCGCCAACAACGGCACTGCAAATATCATCATCGATGACAGCAGACACAACAGCGAGGTCGTTAAACCTCACGTCGTGAAGCAGTTTAGTCTGAACATCGTCGGCAGTCTTTTTCATTTCGCTTCCTCCTTATCCATCATCTTGAAAGCCTTCACCAACCTTGCGGCCCCTTTCAGCTTCTCGGTCAGTGCAACAATCCGCTTGTCACGGTCACTGATTTCCTTTTGCAGGTTTTCTACCCGTTTCCGAAGATCGTAGTTGTCGGAAGAGTAGTTCCGCATGATGGCATTTGCATCCACCAGATAGCGGTATTCATTCAGCGTTATGGTGACCACCAGTTCGCCTTCGGCTTTGAAGTCCCTCAGCATACTGCTGTAGTCTTCCATTTTCTTTTCCAGGATCAGATCCCGTACCTGTTCAGTATTTTCCATTTTCATCCTCCGTGATATAATGAGGGTGGAAGCATTTATCGAAAAATCTCCACCCAATCCCCACATGGCGGTGTGGGGATTATTTTTTTACCCGAATCATCAGCACCTTTCCGGGTTGCAGTGCGCCCGGGTCAGTCACATCGTTATCAGTTCTCGCCCTGTCAATCACATCCCTTATATCCTCGCTGGTGTCCAGCTTCGCACAAATATCCCATAGGGATTGCCCAGGAAGCACTACACGGGAATAGCAAGTGTACTGTTTCGGACGCTGCATTTCGTTGACAGCAGACACAGCATGACCGGCCAGGGTGATTGCTGACAGGGCAATCACAAGTGCGGCCCCATTAGATTTCCAGTTCATTGTTTTCACCCCCTTTTAATATTTCGGCCATAGCCTGGGAACCTAGCTGACCGACTTTGAACATCAACGCCATAAGGCGTTCGTTCTTTTCCTTTTCCAGTTTCAGTTCCCGTTTCAGCCGGGCCACCTCGTGTGGAAGAAGGGAATCGCCAGGCATCTTCGCACGCTCAATGACTTCCCTTTTGGAAAACCGAACCCCAGGGAGATTGACCAGCTGATGAAGTTTCCCGGCATCCCTCATGTCGTAGACAGCCTGGGGAGTACATCCGTAGTAGTCGGCGACGTTCCGGGCGGTCCATATCTCCCGGTCGAATTCCTCTTGCTTCATCCCTTCACCCCCCTAAAGTTATTTTTCAATGATTTCCGCCGGGGATACGTCCAGGGCGGCGGCTAGTTTCTTGACTGTTAACATGCTAGCGTTTCGGCGTTTTGCTTTCAGTGAATAAATAGTTGCTTGTGTTAAATGGGCTTTTCTCCCCAACTCTGAATTAGTCCAGAACTTTTTTAGCCGTAGTTCGTCAACTTTTTCCATGTTCACTCGAAAAGTATCCATGATTCACACCTCCTTTACAAATTAAATCGGTATTTATGGTTGAAAAAAAAGTTCATCGACCGTCATACCAGAATCCTTGGAGATTTTCCGCATATTCTTGGCGGACGGAGTAATATCACCCCGTTCCCACGCAGACCAGGTTTGCTGGCCTACTCCGTATCTTTCGCCCATCTCCTGCTGGGTATGGTCCCCACGGAATTTGATTAGATTTTCTCGCATAGTTTCACCATCCTTACCAATTTAACTTGTATTTATTATATACCATTTTAAATGGTAAATCAACAGGAAAACCGATTAAATTATAATTTATTTTTACCATTATTTTTAGTACAATAAGGCCAGAAATACCATTATAAATGGTGAAAGGGGTGCAGGGAATGCGAATTGGTCAGATAATCAAAGAGAAAAGAACCGCACTGAAAATGACTCAAAACGAACTGGCAGAAAGGCTCGGAGTTAGTCAGCAGTCCGTTACCGGATGGGAAAACAACGCCGCTGTACCCCGTGAATCGGCAGTTCGTGGCATGATGGATATTTTTGGACTATCTCGGAATGAACTGTTTGGGGAACCAGAAGCCCCTGCCCCTTCCGCCTCTAACATCCCGGTCCTGGGAAGTGTGATAGCTGGACAGCCGGCCTATGCTGCTGAAAATATCATCGGCTGGGAAGAAGTCACAGCGAAAATGGCTAAACAAGGGAAGCTGTTCGCACTCAAAGTTCGTGGCAACTCCATGACCCCGGAATTTAAAGAAGGCGATATTGTCATCGTAAAAGAACAGCCGGACGTGGAATCCGGGGAAATAGCAGTTGTCCTGATCAACGGGGACGAAGCCACGCTGAAGAAAGTCAAGAAAAGCGAGAACGGGATTTTCCTTTACGCTTTCAATCCGGATGTATATGAGCCGCATTTTTACAGCAATGCCGAAATTGAAGCCTTGCCGGTTAGGATAGTCGGAAAAGTCATTGAAAATCGCAGAGAATGGTAAAGGGAGGTCTGAAACATGAGCATCACGGGTGTAATCGCAGTTGTCATTTTCTTCTGGTTCATACTGGCACTGATCAAGCCGCAGAAATTTGCCCCGTTCTTTAAATCCGGGGCCAGGAAAAAGGCTTTCCTGATCTTCCTTGCTGTGAGTGTCGTTTGTGGGCTTCTGGGCGGGAAACCGGCAGGGCAAAACCCCCAGAGTGGAGCCGGAACAAAGCAGGAAAAGGTGTACAAAATCGGAGACACCTTAAAGGATAAAAATTTTGAAATCACCGTCCTGGACAAACAGACAGCGAAAGATGTATACGACGATACTGGGTACTTAAAGACCACAGCCAACGGGAAATATATTGTTCTACACCTAAAATTTAAAAATGTCGCAAAGGAAGCCAAACGACTGAACAACGGGGCGTTTAAGATCAAACAGGGCGACACCACCTATTCGCCAGTAACCCTGGCTGTGCGAACCGACAAAAATATTTTCCTTACGGCCTTGAATCCGGGCGTGGAAAAAGTCGGGGAACTCTACTTTGATGTTCCAGATTCTGTAGCCGATTCCAATGACCTTATTCTGACAATGAGCGGATTTTCTTTCGGATCAGACAACGGGGACGGAAAAATTCTTTTGAAAAAGTGAAATGAAAATAAAAAGCCCTCCCGATTGGGAGGGCAATTTTAGAAAGGGAAAACCATGGAATACACATTTTCAACCAGGATGAAAAATGGGTCGGTGTGTCTAATCCTGGCATATAAGATTGGGAAAAAATGGAAGCAAAAAACGAAGCAGGGATTCCGCACCCAACGGGAAGCCAGGGCATTCCAGACGGAGCTGCTTCGCCAGGCGGAAAAAGAAGCAGGTCTGACCTTTGACCCGACACTGAAAGATATTTCCCTGCGGCAGTTCTGGCCTATCTTTAAACGGGACCGGGAAAAAGAACTGTCCTACACATCTATCCAGAGTTACCGGGCCTGCCTTAAACGCATGGCCCCTATCCTGGATACCCCTATCAAAGATCTGGCCATGCCTATGATACTGAATCAGCTTAATGCCCTGCCGGTCGCAGTCGCAACCAGGAATCTGACTCTTCGGGCCTTGAAGATCATCCTGCAACACGCTGTCCTGTATAAGATCATCCCGGAAAACCCTGCCAGGATCATCAAACAGATTTCCAGCCGGGAGAAGCAGCCGTTGAATGCCTTTACGGTCAAAGAAGTATCGGAAATCCTCGCCCACTTCCAGGGCCGGAAGAACCGGGCACACTACCTGGTGTTGCTCATCGCCGCCAGGACAGGGCTTCGGATTGGTGAAATCCTCGGTCTGACCTGGGATGCAATCGACTTCCGCCAGAACCAGCTCCGGGTGACTCAGCAGTGGGGGCAGATAGGACGGGGAAAGTACGGGCTGAAGCCCTGCAAGACTGCCAACAGCGTCCGGGCGGTTCCTGCTCCGGCAAAGGTCATGGACGAACTGCGGAAATATAAGCAGGGAACCCCATTACAGCTGAACGGGCTTGTCTTCTCCCCGAAAGGAATGCACGCTCTGACGGTGAATTTGAACCTTTGGCTTCGGAAACATTACGGGCGATCACTCCATTCTTTTCGTCATACTTTCGCAACCCTCCTGCTGTCCAGGACGGGTGATATAAATCTGGTGGCCTCGGTCCTTGGTGATACCGTTGCAATAGTATCCAAAACATATGTAAATTATACACAAGATATTCGGGACAAAGCCGCCGAAAGTATCGCCGATTTATACTCTTTTGCCTAAATTTCTGCCGTTTGTCTGCCGTTTAAAGAAAAAAGCTAGGTGGAATCAACGTTCACCTGGCTTTTTTAGTGTACAGTTTATTATATCACATAACAAAAAAGGGGGTGTGAAAAAATTCACACCCCCTTTGCTGACAAAAAAGAGGGGGCTGTTGCTCATGCAACAGCCCCCTCTTTTTATTCACGCTTCCGGATCCTTCATGGCCACGACCACCAGCTTGTGGCGGTTGGCCAGGTCCAGTGCCTTTTCCCGTTCCACCAGGAGGGTCCGGCCGGCTTCCATGACGATGCCGGCACAGCCGGATTCGATCATGGATTCCACGGTCTTCACCCCCACCCCCGGCATATCGAACCGGTTGTCCTGGGCGGGCTTGGCGGTTTTGGCCACAATGGCCCCCTTGCCCAGCTTGCCGCCCCGGAGAATGCAGGCATCGGTGCCCTCGATGGCTTCCACGGCCATAATGGCCTTGTTCTTCACCACCACGGTCTGGCCGATGTCCAGGCCGCCGATTTTTTTCGCCATGGCGAAGCCGTACTTCATGTCTTCCCATTCTTCCGGTGTGGGCTGCCGTTTGCTCAGCACCCCTTCCTGGGGCATCAGGTCGGTGAGGAACAGTGTCTGATCCATCACATGGATCCCCATATCCTCCAGTTTGGCCACCAGGGCGTTCATGATGGT